GGCGCACTCGCTTCAACTATAAATGCAGCGCAAGCCATTGTTAATAATTCATTAAACTTTGCAGACTCTGTATTAAGTGATCCTTGTGAAATAGCGTCTACAATCGGCGGAGGGGTTGACTCAATATTAAGTGTCTGCGGCATGGCAGGCGAGAATGTACAAAGCGGAGTTGTGGGGGCCTGCTCAGGAGAGCTCAGGGGATCTATTTACACATTAGACGGGACATCTATACCTGAAAAACTTACCACGTATGCAGTACGGGCCTTGCTTAATGCAGCGTTAATAGACGAGTCATATATATCTTCTTCAATACCATCAGAACAATCTGATAATGCCACGGCTGTATTAGATTTATTCCAGGGTATATGCCTGAACAATGCCTCTCAAATAGCAGTAAGAGGTGAATATGTCAGCAAGGAAAAAGCGCAACAGGTCCTTAATGATGTCACTGATAGCATAGATGCTTATCTATTAAGACTAGGTGAAAGGTCGTATGACAATACTCTAGCTTATCAATCTATTGAAGACATGCGGAACGGTTTTATAAATACGATGTATTCAATGATGGTAAATCTTGAACAGGTTACAGATTATAGCGTTCCTGTTAATGGGCAAAATACATTAGCTTTAGCATACGCTAAATTCGATGATGTGTATAGAGAAACTGAAATATATGAAATGAATAAACCAACAGTCTACCATCCTGGTTTTATAACGGGTGGAAGTACAATAACGATATTGGATAGCTAATGACAACTCCACTAGAATTAATAGCAGGAACTAAAAGCATAACAACCATGAAGGATGCTACTATTAGCAAGTCTATGGTAAACTTTTACTCCAGTTATTATTTCAGAACCAATGATATGAATTTAGGGAGGCCTTCTGACTGGAGATTTAAACTAGATGATACGGCAATAATAAATTTACATGGAACGAAAGTATTTGAAGGATATATAGAGGATATTGATCTTGAATCTAAAAACTCAAAAGGAAGTACAATTGAGATATACGGAAGAGATAAGACCTGTGATTTAGTTGATTGTCAATATGATGGGACAAATAGAGAATGGAAAAATCAAACTGTGAGTACATTATGTAAAAATATTTGTGATTATTATAGCATATCTATATCAGTTGATTCAACTGTTCAAGGTCAGGCAAATACAAAGGTCACGATATATAAAGCTAATGAAGGACAGTCTGGTTATAGCATGATAAAAAGGCTATGTGATTCTGTGGGCATACTTCCTTATTCAAAGGCTGATGGAAAATTAACTCTTGGTCGTGCAACTACTACAGATATTTTAATGGGGGCTATTGAAAGAGGAAAGAATGTACTAGGTCAAGAAATAAAATTATCAAATAGGAACAGATATTCTAAATACATAGTTAAAGGAATGGGTATAGGTGATGACAGTAAGTCAATAGCAGACTGGACAGAATGTTCAGGCGACCATACTGATACTGTCATAACCCGTAAAAGACCGTTTATGATTTTTGCTGATAATACATCTGAGAAAGGGCTTTGTAAAAACCAAGCTAAATGGATTGCATGGAATATGGGATGTCTTTCCCGGTTGTATACATATACAGTTTCAGGATGGAAGACTGACGGCGATAGTTTGTGGGATATAAACAAATTGATAAAAGTAAAAGATGATTGGTTTGATATAGATGATTTGATGCTAATTGTTGATATTGATTTCTATCTTGCTGGAGGAAGATCAGCACGAACTGACATCACTGTAGTTGATAAAAATTGTTATTCCTTTTCATCTAAACCTGTTGATGTTAAAATGAAGGCATTCGATGCTTGACCTTAATCAATCATATTCTTCATCTGGATTACTTGATGGGATCAAGGCTCGCATATTTCGCTTAATAGGTAGAGCTAAACTAACGACCATATCAAATTCTAAAAAGACTCAACTCGTGCAGGTAAAGGCTTTAAAAGATGAAACTATCACAGACATTGAACGATTTCAGGAATACGGATTTGAAACATATCCTAAAGCAGACGCTGAAACTCTTATTATATTCCCCGGAGGAAATAGAGATCAGGGATCGGTTGTTTGCATCATGGACTCGAGGTATAGACCGACCGATTTAAAAGAAGGAGAGGTCCAGGTATATGATTGGAATGGTAGTCAAGTATATTTTAAGAGTGATAAAAGCATATTAGTTAAATCAAAATCAACAGTTAGAGTAGAAGATGCAAATGGAAATTATATGGAAAGTACGACTACACAATGGGATTTAAACGGGAATCTAACAATAGATAAATGATATGACATTAAAAGATATAGCAAATACAGACAGAACAATAACTATAACGCCGACAGGTGCGGCTACATGGACTCCGGGTAATCCAACATATACGGAGCATCCGTCAAATAAAGTAAAGGCAAATGGAAAGGGCATATTGTTAAGCCGTATATCCTGGACACTTGCGGCGGGGGCCTGCGTAAAGGCTGGATATAATTTTACTGGAGGGAGCACTTTAAACCCGATAGATGCAACTGCTACAAAAGTTAATGAAACTAATCTACCAGTATGGCAGGGGAAGCCTTTAAGAAAAGATGATAAAGGAAATTGCATGGGTATATTTGTTTTAATCGCTCCTCCATTTACAGTAGTAAACTGCACTTGTGATTTTGAGATAACAGATGCCGGCCAGTCAAAGGTAAAAGGACAATAGATATGCCAGTTGATTTTAAATTATCTTACGATCAAGATTTAATGGAGTTTGATTTATCTATAGAAGATCTTGATATCGCTTATGATGATGGATTAGAGACGGCTGTATTTATAAGTCTATTTACAGATATGAGGGCAAGACTTGACGATGCGTATGATAATAACGACCGGCGCGGATGGTGGGGTGATCAGACCGTTGAAAACAATGATCAAATAGGATCACGGATCTGGTTATTGGATAGATCAAAGACGACAACTGAAAATATAAGGCTTGCAAAGATATACATTGAGGAGGCGTTAAAATGGCTCGTAGAAGACGGGGTTGCAAAAAGGGTTGAGGTGGCGGCAGAAAGGGCTGGTCAGCCCGGTAACGATAGATTGTATATGTCCGCTAAAATATATAAATCAGACGGCACTGATGTTACTTATAAATTCGATGCATTCTGGACAGTTCAAATGGCATCATAGGAGAATGTATAATGCCTTTTACTAAACCAACATTACAAGATATAGTCGATAGGATTGAAGCGGATATAGAGGCAAGAGTATCCGGGGTCAATACGCCATTGCTCAGGCGGTCGGTCTTGCGCGTGCTCGCGCGCGTGCTCGCGGGCGCGATATATCTTTTATACGGATTCTTGTCATGGATAAAAGATCAGATGTTTGCTTCTACGGCTGACACTGATAACCTTGAAATAATAGGCTCTGAATATGGCGTAACGAGAAAGGCGGCTACATTTTCAATCGGGCAGGTTGACATAGTTGGATGCACTCCCGCAACTGTTATTCCCGCAGGATCTGAATTAGAAGCTCCTGACGGACAGGTGTACACAGTCGATGATGCTGTAACGGTTGACGGTGTAGGAGAGGCTACAATAAGCGTCACGGCGAAAGTAGCGGGCTCTGATGGTGATCAAGCAGCAGGAGAGACGTTGACTTTTGTAACTCCTATAGCTGGAATATCTTCTTCCGGTACGGTTACTGACGACCTTATAACTGACGGTCTTGATGAAGAAAGCGACGATGATTATCGCGATCGCATTCTTGAACGCAAACGTCAACCGCCTCATGGTGGTGCTGAATTCGATTATGAAAACTGGATGAAGGAAGTCAGCGGTGTAACAAGGGCATGGTGCATACCGCAGTATAATGGATTAGGAACGGTTGGATTAGCTTTTGTCAGAGATAACGACCCGGCGTCAATCATACCAACAACTGCACAGAAAGATTCCGTGCTTACATATATATTATATCACCTTGATCCTGGTACGGGTCAGGAGGTAGGGGCGCCGGTAACAGCGGAAGAAGGAATATTCATGCTTGATATTTCAGAGGAAGCTATGGATTTCAGCATAGATATTTATCCTAATACATCATCTGTACAGACGGCTATAACAAGTCAATTAGAAGACTTGATTGTATCAGAGGGCGGCCCTGGTGAAACGATATATGAGAATGAACAAAATTCAGCCGTTGCTTCAGCAGGCGGTATTATAGCATTTAGAATTAACGGTGGTAGTGACATAGCAAGCGCAACAAATAGAGTCCCTGTTTTAGGGGCTATTACATTCGGGGATTATTAAAATGGCGACCGGCAGAAGTGCTGCTGATTATACTGAACATCTGAGAGGACTCTTGCCATTTGGCAAGGCATGGACTCGTGATCCTGATTCTTTATTGTCTCAATTGCTTAATGCTTTCTCTTATGAGCTTGCAAGGATTGATAATAGAGCATATGACCTGCTTGATGAAAGCGTGCCGGATAATAGTAGCGAATTGCTTGATAGTTATGAAGAAGATTTTGACATAACAAATCCATCTACTGTTACCGCTACCAGGCAGGCTCTTGTAGCTTCAAAGACTATTGCACTTGGTGGATTATTTAAAGAGTATTATACGGCGGTCGCTCTTGCTCTGGGATATACAATAACCTTTTATGAGTTTGCACCTTTCTGGGTTGGTATGATGACCGGATCTTCTCCGGTGGGGGATCAGAAAAATATATTCGTGTTTCTTGTCTGGGCCGATACGATGTTTGATTGTGGCGGGTTTGATGCTGGATTCGATGCAGGATTTGCAGCTCCTGCTAGTCTTACAGACATTGATCCCGTATGTGGAATGACAAGAAGTCTGGATGCTTTAATTACTGAGATAGACAGGATAAAGCCGGGACACTCTTTTGCATTATATGATTTCTATGGACGTGGATTTTCACGAGGGTTTTCCTGGGGTTACGAGTGCATGCCTTATCATGATGGGATTATTCCTATACCTGGATTTGATGAAGGGTTTGATATTGGCTTTGCTGCGATAGCTGAATATGAAGGAACGTATTTAATTGGTGGTTTTGATAAGGGGTTTAGTTTAGGATTTGATGTCTGTCATGGAGGAGGGTTCACTCATGATGGATTTGATGCAGGGTTTGATAGGCCCGCATAAATTATAATTAGTAAGGAGAAAACATTATGGCTGA